GAGTGAGTTCCAAAGAAATATACCAGTTGTCGGAATGACATAACCCGTATAATGTCGTCAGGGTGCGATTCAGCGGTGGCAAAGTCGAGCGCGTCAATGGCAAGCCCTTCTTCGATTGAGGATGTGACAAACTCGCCCCATACGCCGTTGTTGTTGTCAAATATAAATTGTGAATTCAGATAGGCAACGGAGGTTGGTTTTACAAGGTCGGGGTCGGTGATGGCTTCAACCCCGCCTGCAACCGTGTAGCGGTAGGGAGTATCCCCTGTGACAATTATGAGTTGCGACGAATCATTTGCCATCACGCAACGACTATCACCTCCTATGGTTCCAAGGGCTTTGTTTTCACCGTCGGCATCTATCGAATAAAGCGTGTTTCCGTTGACCGCATACAGCAGGTTGTTGAAATCGTGCATCCCACGGTCTTTGCCTTCAAGCGTTGCGAATGTACGCAGTCCTGCCGTATTGTGCAAGCACACCTGATTCTTGGCTTCGGGATTGATTTCGGGCCACATATTCTTCGCGGTCTGCGAGGATAATGGCTTTTCCCTGTTGGTATAGGCTGGGCCTATGAACGGTATTTCGACACGAGGCATCAGAAGTTCTCTATTTCCGTCACGCCAAGTTTCCCACGCGCCTGTAATTCCCTGAACAGGTGCATGGCTTCTATTTTCTCAAGTTTAATGCGCTGATAACGCTCATCCGGTATCTGGTACTTGACCGCACGGGCTTCTGCAACCATCATGGCAAACGAACGCGCATACTGGTCTGGAACGTCAGCGCCGCTTGACCATGTAATCAGGTTTTTGGCCTGGAGTTCGTTGTAGATTTCTTCGATAGCCTGGTTAAGATCGGCGGTTTCATACGCCCGTAAGGTCTGCCCCTCGCCCAGTATGCCAAGGTTCTCGGCAGCGGTTTCGCGTATCTGTTGACTTGTTGCCATTATGCGTCCTGTGATACTGTGACTGCTAGGGTTTTAATATCGTTACCGGCTTCAACGGCTCGTGCTGTTCTTGCAAGGTTCGCGTATGCCTGCCGTGCGCCTTCGTGACCGTGTATCCGGTCGGTAAGCTCTCTTATGTTCTTTTGCATGGCTGCAATCTTGCCCTCGTGCCGTTTGGCAAGACCGATAAATTCTGCTTCTGTAAACGGTGGCTTGGCAAAGTCAGGCTTACCGCCCGAATCCATGCCCTCGACGTAATCAGCCTTGCATACGGGCGATGACTCGTGTAACACCACCTCATGCCCAATCCCACGCGCAAAGCCTATCCACGCCTCCATACAGGGGCGCTGCCAGAAGTATTCAAAGTCCTCTATAACCAAATCCACACCATACAGTTCCATGTACGGATAACCACGCAGGATGGCAAGACAGACCATCATTGCGGGGGATGAGGTCAGGTATAACGAGCCAAACAGCTTCTCGGACTCGTCATACGGGAATACGGTTACATGGTCGGCTTCAATCGGAAATCCCTTGCCTACGATAAGCGGGATATTCTGCTCAACCAGCCATTTTGGATATTCAGGGCCATTTTCGTTGGTAACATCATGTATTTCGAACATGAGGTCGTAGCGCGGATAGTTGTTTGCCCTGTTGCCAAGCACCCACACTTCGTAATCTGGATCATTGAACGGAGCCAACATCTCACTGGATGGGCCACCGCATACTATTGCTAGTTTTTTCAAAGTTCGTCCCTAAGATTGCAGGGGCAGGTTTCCCCGCCCCCGCTTTCAACTATCAGTCTACGACGTAGTATATCTCTGCGGTAATCGTGCCTAGAATCGCAGTAGCGGCATCTTTAACGCTTCCATATACCATTAAAACACCGCCTGGATCGGAGGTTTCGCTGAGAACCAAATCCCACGCCGGCAAGCCAATATTTACCGGATCAGAGATTATAGGATTATCAGACCCCGCTGCCGATAATGAAAACCCGTTACCGATTGCATCAGGATCATCTGAATTTTCCAGATTTCCATCAACGGCAGCAAGCCCAATATCGAGCGTAGGGGAAGCAGCATTGCTCAGGTCGTCATTATAAAGCCTTGACGTATTGAGCAAACGTGCGTTGGACGGGATGTACCCAAAATTGATGGTAGTACCCGACGCGCTCGCTGCAAGCTCAATCGTGGAGGTCAGATTTTTAACATCGTATGCTCCACCATGAGAAACCGCAGACAGGAGATGTGAACGTCTTTCAGTTGCTGTAAAAACAGTCATGTCACGTTCTCCTTAATCGACGACGTAGTTTAACTCAAGTGTAATGGTTCCAGGGCCGCTTGTAAGTGCGTCATTTACGGTTCCATATACCCTCAACGCCCCACCTGGATCAGACGCTTCACTGGCTACGAAATCCCATGCGGGTAATCCGTAATCAGCAAACGCCGTAATCGCCAGCGTACCTGTCGTGCTGGCTGTGGTTATGTCGAGATCGACCGCAAGACAATCAGGATCATCTGATTGAGCAAGGTTTCCGTCTACTGCGCCAAGACCCAAATCGAAGGTCGTGGTGGAGGTTGCTATGGTGTCATCCCAATAAAGTCTGGAAGAACCTAACAACCGCGCATTGGACGGAACATAACCAAAGGTGATGGTATGAGGAAAGGTTGCCTGTGCAGCAAGCTCAATGGATGCCGTCAGGTTTTTTACACCATAAGCACCTCCATGAGAAACTGCCGACAAAAGGTGTGAGCGTCTTTCAGTTGCTGTGAAAACAGTCATTTTTCATACCTCCTATTCGCCAGCAAAGTAGCCGGTAACCATTCCGTGTTGGATATTATTAAAGTATGCTTTCTTAATATCCTCCTTCAGTTCAACAGCTACGGCGGGACGGAATTTGAAGTCATATTCGCGGTCGACGATAATGTCGGGCGCCTGACCCAATCCATGTACGAGTGCCTGCATACCACACAGGAACGCGGGTTCAACAATCACTGCCAAACCCGAACCTACGTCATACAACGGTTTTCCACTTGCGTTAGAGAACAGCGTCGTGATTTCAGGCACTTTGCGGATAATACAACCGTTGTAGAAAAGGTCACCATCACGGGCAATGATATTGCCGCCTGAAGTGATTTTCATACCACGAACATCCGCAGAGGTGTTGATGGTAGCAAGACTTGCCTTGAGGTGATTGAACGTTACCGAACCGGCAAATATGACGTAAACCTCGCCTTCCTCGTTCGTCTGATACGGGCGAATGTGCGGGTCTGCATCTTCTGCCAAGCGCCGCATATCATCAACCCGCTGATAGATAAACTTATCATCGGTTGCATCAATCTGCGCCAGGTCGTCGGAATGGTTGGTATGAGAACCGGCACTGGCTCCGAAGATGACACGGTCGGAGTTGTTCACCAGCCACGCATCAGCAATGGTTTCAAAACCGGCGCTGGTTACGGCGAGGTTACTGTAGGTTGTGCCATCATAGAGCGCGCCCATAGCATTGATTTGCCGTGTGCGTTGCTCGTTCATGGCCCATTCCATCAACAGTGGACGAGCTTCGCCCATCAGGTTGAGGTTGGTCTTTTCATAGTCTTCCTTGTTGAACTCAACTGCATGACGATAGTAAGTAGGTACGGTATCCCATGAATAGTTACCGATTGACTCACCTGTACCGCGCAGCATTGAATTGCCGGAAACGCCTGCACCTTGCAAGCGGGTGACTAAGGGGTGACGGAGTGTATGTCCGTTGCCCATTTTCTGACAGATTATATTATTCGGGCCTTTGCCTGAATAGCCGTTGAAACGATTTGCGCGGTTATATTCGCGGAAAAAGTCTTTTCGGAACTCAATAGTCTGTAGGTTTGTGCTGATTGTTTGTTCAGCCATTTGGTTATGCTCCTAAAATTTAGGGATTCAGCATATCCTCAAAGTCCTCGGTGGTGACTTTCGCCTCACCGACCGACCTCTTGGACGCCAAAGATGGAGTAATGGATTTCTTCGGCTTTTCCTTTTCGAGTTCTGCAAGAGCTTCTGCTTTCAGTCGTGCTTTATAGGCTTCTGGATCGCGCCGTACCTGATCTTCATCGTAGAGTTTTACGATGGTGTGATAGGGCAGTTTGGCAGCGTTGAACTGGTCTAGGGCATACGGACTTTTAATGCCTTCCGTCTGCATCCACTGCTTTGCAGCAGCGACCTTTTCCTCGCCGAACACCGATTCAGCAAACGCCTCGCTCATGTTCAGAGCGGTGTTGCGTAATGCTTCCTGTGTTTTGCGTTCCTGTTTTTCTACAAAACCTTTCTCGTCCTCGAAAATGGAAACGTCAGTTTCGGGTTTTTCATATTCCTTGAGCTTTGCTTCAAGCTCCAGAATCGTCTTATCCCTTGCCTGTCGTTTCTCCCGTTCGTCCAATACCGCTGCAAGAGTCCACGGTTCTTTCTTGGAGCCAGTCGTCGGCTCCTCTTTTTCGGCTTCTACTTCTTCTTCAGCCTCAGCTTCAGATTCTTCAACCGTTTCGGTTGTTTCTTCTTCTACTATTTCGACCTCTGGTTCAACAATTTCTGGTTCGTCCAGAATATCGTCGTACTCGTTTATATCACTCATGGAACTCTCCTTCTGCGCCCGTTAAAATAGGTACGGCGTCACCATATCGCCCGAAGTGCGGCGTCCACTAAATCGTATACTTAACGTATTCCTTAACTATCTGCATCAGCAGGGCTTCTTCCTGCTGTGCCTGTGATTCTTTGATTTGCTTACGCATGGTCTGCCCACCCGGATGGGCGTGATAACCACTGCATAAGTGATTGGTATTATCGGATAGCAGAAAGTGCGTATCCCCGCATGTCCAGTTCACCAGTTACACGCCGATTCGTCTTTGCCTATGCCGTAGCCACTACAGTTATTGTGCAACCTGCCCTTTATGGCGTGGCAGCGTTCGTGGTTCCTCTCGTATTCTCCTGCCCAGCGGTAGAGATATATCATATCTTCTCCTTCCCCGCCGGTGACTTCCCGTGGCTTGAAACATGCCCTTGCTTGTAATTGCTTGCGATTGCTCCAACTTAGCGGTTCAGGCGTTAGTCCACAGGCTATCAACAGGTCGTCATAGCCCAGCTTGACCACTGGTATATCCTGTGGGTGTAATGCGCTCATGCGCCCGGTGTTGTCCTCAGCTATCCCATAACGCCAGCAGTCCTCGCCGGTTTCCCAGTTTGGCGTTACGATACAACTTGTCAGTAGTAGCAGAAGTAGGTATCTCATGTTACTTTC